TACCCTTCCGATTGGGAACTTAAGAAAATCAAATACTGCTTACAAGAACGGGTTGAGAAAAATAATCCCGTAAGAACGACCGAGATACTTTCTCTAACTGCCAAGCAGGGCGTTATTCCATATGACCAAAAAGAGGGTGGCGGCAACAAGCCAAAGGAAGACGTTAGTGCATATAGGCTGGCTTATCCCGGCGACATTGTGATGAACAGTATGAATATTTTGTCCGGCTCTGTAGGCTTGTCACAGTACTTTGGGTGTGTCAGCCCTGTTTACTATATGCTACGTCCCTGGAAAGTAACAGAAGATGTGAGATATTATAACTACACCTTCCAAACGACGATGTTTCAGCGCAGCCTGTTTGGACTCGGCAATGGCATCCTCATAAAAGAATCTGGTAATGGAAAATTAAACACAATTCGAATGCGTATACCGATGGATAAGTTTGGCGAACTTTTTATTCCTGTTGCTCCAATTGATGAGCAACAGCGCATCGCCGATTTTCTTGATGCTAAATGTGCCAAGATTGATGCGCTGGTCGCCGATATCCAGTCCCAGATCGACACGCTGGAGCAGTACAAGCGGTCTGTCATCACCGAAACCGTCACAAAGGGACTGAACCCGGATGCGGAGATGAAGGACAGCGGGGTTCAGTGGATTGGCGATACGCCAGCTCACTGGGGCGTTATCCGTGGCAAGTACATTCTTCGCTATATGCAGAAGCCCGTGCGTGAGAATGACGGTGTAATCACTTGTTTCCGTGATGGTGAGGTCACTCTCAGAAGCAATCGCCGTGAGGACGGATTTACAATGTCCGACAAGGAAATCGGATATCAAGGCATCGATGTTGGCGACTTGGTTGTTCACGGTATGGACGGCTTTGCTGGTGCTATCGGCATCTCTGATTCACGCGGTAAGGCTTCTCCGGTGCTCAATGTGCTGGATACCGACCAATGCAAGCGGTACATCATGTATTATCTTCGCAGTATGGCTTATAGTGATGTGTTTCTTGCTTTGGCGACCGGAATTCGTGTGCGTTCCTGTGACCTTCGGTGGAACAAGTTGGCGGAGCTTTCCTATCCGGTACCGCCGCTGGATGAGCAGAATGCCATCGTAAAGCACATTGATTCAGTACTTTCAAAAGCAGATGCTGTTATCGCTGATAAAAAAGCACAGCTTGCAACACTCGACGAATACATAAAATCTCTGATTTTCGAGTATGTAACCGGCAAGAAGGAGGTGCCTTGCATTGATTAATATGGGTGGTTGGTATTGGTACCTTTCCGGTGAGGAGGAAAAGTTGGATCGTCATAAATGCGGGAAATGGATGTACTTCTTTGATGATCAGTCTTTTGCACAGAAGATTTGTGAAAAGGCCATTCGAGAAGGCGTTTGCTATGAGTGTAAGTGTACCGATATGGCAGAGCAGGTGGTTCCCACTGGTGTTATCTGCTTTTACCTTAATGGGGATGATATTGCAAATCATAAGCGCGTACTTCAATTTATGATGGATAACGATCTGATCCGTAAGACCAAAGCGGGTAAATACTACAACATCAGTTTCAAATTTGACGATCAGACTCGTGCTGGTGAGTATGGATCAGATTTTGAAGGAAAGATTAAGTTGGAGGCATTTATAGACTTAGCAACCGGGAAATGGATACAAGGAGGATGAAAATGAATAATATTCTGACCGAAAAAGAATATCAGCATTTCATCATGGACAGGCTTTCGCAAGACAACGGTTACGTTGTCCGCAAGGCGACAAGCTATGACCGTCTCTTTGCTATGGACCGGGAGCTGCTGTTTCAGTTTCTGAACGACACCCAGCCCGATGAAATGGCGGCGCTCCGCAAAATCTACAAAGCTGACCTTGAGGATACTCTCGTCAGCTTTATCAATGCTGAAACCACAAAGGCCCGTGGCAGCTTGCTGGATGTTCTGAAACACGGCATCGAGATTTCCAACATGAAGCTGGAACTGATGTACACGAAACCGGCGACTACCTTTAACCAGGAGTTGCTGGCGAAGTATGAGAAAAACATTTTCTCCGTTATGGAGGAAGTCTGGGCAAGCAATGATGAGAGGGTTGACTTGGTCATTTTCCTGAACGGCATTGCCATCATGTCCTTTGAACTGAAATGTAATGCCGCAGGTCAGTCCTATCAGGACGCTATCTATCAGTACCGTGTTGACCGTGATCCGAAGACCCGGCTGTTTTGGTTCAAAGCCGGGTGCCTTGTTAACTTTGCAATGGATTTGGAGCAGGTCTATATGACCACCAAGCTTGCCGGGAACTCTACCTTCTTCCTGCCCTTCAACATGGGCAACGGCGAAGGCGTCAATGCCGGTGCGGGTAACCCCACCTTCAAGGACAAATACAGCGTCTCCTATATGTGGGAGGACATTCTGAAAAAGGACACTGTCCTCGACCTCATCAGCAAGTTCATCTTCATTGAAACCAAGGAAAGCAAGGACGAGCTGACAGGGAAAACGAAAAAGTCTGAAAATGTCATATTTCCTCGGTATCATCAGCTCGATGTAATCCGCAAGCTGCTGGCAGATGTGCGTGAGAATAGCTCTACGCAGAATTATCTGATCCAGCACAGCGCAGGCTCCGGCAAAACGAACTCTATCGCATGGCTGGCGCACCGCCTCACTTCACTGCACGATGCAGATAATAAAATTATTTTTGATAATGTCGTCATCGTCACCGACCGTGTTGTCGTTGACCGTCAGCTTCAGAAGGCCATTATGGGCATGGAGCACAAAGCCGGACTTATCCGTGTGATGGACGATAAATGCAACTCCGCCGACCTTGCAATTGCCCTGAACGGCAATACGAAGATTATTGCTACTACGATTCAAAAATTCCCATACATCGTGGATAGCGTTGCGGGGCTGAAAGACAAGCGGTTCGCCGTTATTATCGACGAGGCACATTCTTCTACTGCCGGTAAAGATATGGCGGCGGTCACCATGTCGCTGGGCTCCGGCGAGCAGGAAAACGGCGATGTCGAAGACATGATTACGGACGAGATCCGTCGCAACGGCAAACAAGCCAATGTTTCCATGTTTGCGTTCACCGCTACACCCAAGCCCACAACGATTCAGTTGTTCGGTCGACTGAACACCAAGGGACAGCGAGAGGCGTTTCACATCTACTCCATGAAACAGGCCGTCGAGGAAGGATTTATTCTGGATGTGCTCCAGAACTACACCACTTACGACACCTTCTATCAGCTGAACAAGGAGATTGAAGAAGATCCTCGCTGCAAGACCGCTGATGCAAAAAGGCAGATTGCCCGTTTTGTGGAGTTGCACGAAACAAACATTGCGCAGCGCGTGGAAGTCATCGTGGAGCATTTCCGTACCACGGTTATGCCGGAACTCGGCGGTATGGCAAAAGCAATGGTCATCACCGCTTCCCGGCAAGGTGCGGTCAAATACCGTCAGGCATTTGAGAATTACACTCAGAAAAAAGGCTACACCGATATCAAGGCATTGGTCGCTTTCTCTGGTAAGGTGAAGCTGCCGGACGATGACACCGAATACTCCGAGGTTTCCATGAACGGCTTCCCGGAGGATCGGCTGACAAAGGAATTTGACGGGGATGACTATCAGGTGCTGCTGGTTGCCAATAAGTATCAGACTGGATTCGATCAACCGAAGCTCTGCGCTATGTATGTTCTCAAGAAACTGAAGGGCGTTTCCGCCGTCCAGACGCTTTCTCGCTTGAACCGTATCTGCCCACCGTTTGAGAAGAAAACCTTTGTGCTGGACTTTGTGAATACATATGAGGACATCAAGGCAGCGTTCGCACCGTATTATACGACCACCTTGCTTTCCACCTCCGTAACGCCGACGGCGATCTACGATTTGGAGGCACAGATCGATGCGTATACTGTTCTTGACCCTGATGATATTGAAAAAGCCAACGAACTGCTCTACAAGGGGAATATCTCCTCCAAGGATAAGCAGAAGCTGACTTTCTACTTCAAGCGGGCAAAGAATAGGATTGAGCAATACGAACTAATCAAACAGCATGAGATCGTGTCCATGATGCGCCATTTCGTCCGGTTTTATGAGTTTCTGCTGCAGGTGTCCTGTTTCGAGGATACCGACCTGCACAAGAAATATAACTTCATCACTTATTTGCTGGCTTACATCAATATCAAGCATCCGGGCGGCGGATATAATCTGGACGGTAAAATCAAGGCCACCAATTTTGTTCAGAAAAAGGCGGAGGAACATACGACTCCAAACCTTGTCGCACAACCTGTGGTAAAGCTGCCGACCGCCGAGAGTTTTGGCCTGACCGAAGCGAAGGAAGAACGGCTTTCCCAGATCATCGCTGAAATCAACAGCCGCACGGGAAAAGCCTACGATAATGATGTAGCAGTCAAGGCTATGCTGCAGATTCGGGATATTCTGCTGAAGTCCGACAAGCTGAAAACCAGCGCGCGGAATAATACCGTCAAAGATTTTGAGTTTTCGTATTTTGATGACATTGACGATGCACTGATTGAGGGCTTGGAGCAGAACCAGGACTTCTTCTCGCTTCTTCTCAGCAACGATGAGATCAAGCGACAGGTCCTTGGTATCTTTACAGACGAGATTTATAAAAGCCTGAGAGAGGCATAAAGAGGTAGCATCATGTTTGACCAATTTCGATTGAAAGATGTACTGGCGCACTACAAGCAGAATTTTGTCTCCACGCAGTGGGGCAACGAAAAATACAAATGGGAAGCTGTGAAATGGTTTCAGGACAATTGGGATGTAAACGCTCAGAATTTCCCTGAAATGCTGAATCGCTCCCTTGACAAGACCTTTAATCTGCTGGCTTCCAGTAACAACTTCCCGAAGGGTATGATTGTTGGCTTTGCCAAAGCCGCTCCGGAAGAGGTCCGAGCAATGTTTATTGCCTTGTTCGACGAGAGCAAGGATGTGTATGAGCGCATGAATGCGTTTAAATTGCAGTCCTCTATTCTACTTGAGAAATACGGAAACGGTGCTGCGCAGCATTACCAGTATGAGAACGCTATCAGTACCTATCTCTGGCTGCGTTATCCGGATAAGTATTACATCTACAAGTTCGGTGAAGTAAAAACCGTCGCAAATGAGCTTGAGGCAGAATACCATTTCAAGAAAGGCGCCTATGCCGATAACATTCGAAACTTTCTGAAGCTCTACGATGAAATCAGCCTTGCCCTCAAAGAGGACAAGGAACTCGTCAATCTGTTTCAGTCACAGATGACGGACACCTGCTATCCCGATCCTGAATTGAAGACTCTGACTATCGACGTTGGTTTTTACATCAGTCGGTATTACTCACAGAAAGATACAGCCGCTCAAGAAGAAGCTGAATGGTTCCCAGCCACCTATTCACCGGGAATTACAGTTGATGAATGGATAAAACTCCTTAATGATTCAGAAGTCTTTACCACCGCCAGTCTCGAAATCATGAAACGCATGAAAGACTACGGTGGACAGGCCACATGTAAACAGCTATCTGTAAAATACGGCCAATCGAGTAATTTCTACAATGCAGGTTCGTCCACCCTTGCTAAGCGAATTGCTGACAAAACTGGTTGTCCTCTTATGGAGGTTGACACTGAAAACTCCAAATGGTGGCCAATCCTTTATGTGGGCCGCTCTGCGACAAAGGATGAACAAGGCTCATATATTTGGAAACTCCGTGATGAGCTTTCCGAAGCGTTGGATAAAACTGATTTATCTGAAATCGAGCTTTATGTTAAAGCTGCTCCCGGCGAGGAGGACCGTGGTTACTGGTGGCTGAATGCAAATCCGAAGATCTGGAGCTTTACGGATATTGCTGTTGGCGAGGTCCAATCTTACACCCTCTACAATGAGAATGGCAACAAGCGTCGCATCTTCCAGAACTTCCTTGATGCGAAGGCTGGCGACATGATCATCGGGTACGAATCCAATCCGGTAAAGCAGATTGTTGCTATCGGTCGTGTCAGCGCAGAACAAGACGGCGAGAAACTATTCTTTGAGAAGGTCGAAGGCCTGACTTCACCGATTGATTATGTGACCTTGAGAGGATGCCCGGAACTGGACCGTATGGAATATTTCCAGAATCCGCAAGGCAGCCTGTTCAAGCTCACCAGAGGCGAATTTGATTTCATCCTTGATATGATTCGTGAGGAAAATCCGGTAGCGCAGGAGGCCTCTATTGACGCTTACACAAAGAGTGATTTCCTCGATGAAGTGTATATGACCGAAAAACGCTACGAGAACCTTGTGTCCGTTCTTCGCAATAAGAAGAACATCATCCTGCAGGGAGCTCCCGGTGTTGGTAAGACTTTCGCCGCAAGACGTCTGGCGTGGTCTATGATGGGTGAAAAGGACGATAGCCGCATCGAATTCGTTCAGTTCCACCAGAACTATTCCTACGAAGACTTCATGATGGGCTATAAGCCGGTCGAGGATGGTTTCGAGCTGAAGTATGGTATTTTCTATCGCTTCTGCCAGAAGGCCGCCAACCAGCCGGACAAGGAGTTCTTCTTCATCATCGACGAAATCAACCGTGGCAATATGAGTAAAATCTTCGGTGAGTTGCTTATGCTGATCGAGAAGGACTACAGAGGCACAAAGGCGACTCTCGCTTATAACGGGCTCTCATTCTCCGTTCCGAAGAACCTCTACATCATCGGCATGATGAACACTGCGGACCGAAGCCTTGCCATGATCGACTATGCGCTCCGTCGCCGCTTCAGCTTCTTTGAGGTGGAACCGGGCTTCGATTCCGAGGGCTTCATCCATTACCAGAACAGCCTGAACAACGAGACGCTGAACGAACTCGTTAATAAGGTGAAAGACCTGAACCGTGAAATCTCTCTTGATAAGTCGTTGGGTAAGGGCTTCTGCATCGGCCACAGCTATTTCTGCGGCAGGGATGTTTGCACCGAGGAGTGGCTGCACTCCATCGTTGACTACGACATTCTTCCGATGCTCAGCGAGTATTGGTTCGACGACGCCAACAGGCTCCAGCGTTGGGAGAACATTCTGCAAGGTGTGTTTCAATGATTAAGGATAAGAGCATCTTCATAAAAAACATATACTATATGCTTTCGTATGCCTTCACGACTCTGAATCAAGGCGGTTATGAGGATGTTGCTACCGAAGAGTTCGAGAACATGCATAACCTCTTCGCTGCGATTCTGGCGAAGGGCATCAGCAGACAGTTGAAGCAGGGCCTGTACCGGGAGTATTTGAACCGTAAAGAGGATGTTGCGGTAGTCCGTGGCAAGATCGATATGCCGGGGACCATTCAGAACCGCCTTGCCAGAAAGCGGGTGCTGACCTGCGAGTACGACGAGCTTTCTGAAAACAATCTCCTGAATCAGATACTGAAAACGACCGTTATGCTTCTGCTCCGGCACACGAGGGTGGATCAGGAGTACAAAAGCGATCTGAAAAAGGAAATGCTGTTCTTCTCGAATGTTGACACAATCGATCCCACCACGATCCGCTGGTCAGCTATTCGGTTCCAGAGGAACAACAATACCTATCGTATGCTCATCAGTCTCTGCCAGCTCATTCTGGAAGGAATGCTTCTGACCACAGACTCCGGAGAATACAAGCTGGCCTCCTTTGTGGATGAACAGCGCATGAACCGTCTTTACGAGAAATTCATCCTCGAATACTACGCCAAGGAGTGTCCGCAGGTGACGGCGACGGCCTCGCAGATCCCGTGGGCCTTGGATGATGGTATCGGGACGATGCTGCCGGTAATGCAGAGTGACATCATGCTCACCAGAGGCAGCGAGGTGCTTATCATCGACGCCAAGTATTACACGCATACCACTCAGACTCAGTACGACGTCCACACGCTTCATTCCGGCAATCTGTATCAGATCTTTACCTACGTCAAGAACAAGGATACAGAGTTCGGGGACCAGCCCCACAAGGTTTCCGGCATGCTCCTTTATGCCGCAACGGATGAGGCCATTCAGCCGGACAACAGCTACCAGATGAGTGGCAACAAGATCAGTGTGAAGACGCTTGATTTGAACCGGGATTTCTCGGAGATTGCCGCACAGCTCAATGCCATAGTCATAGAGCATTTTGCATGATTAAAATCCAAGTGTAAAGAGGTGAAACACCGTGATTGACTCAAATGAATACAAGGATCAGGAAAACAAAGAATCTGACACTGCTCTTGTTCCTTCTGAACTACATATTCTTGTAACTGACGCAGATACGAACGGATATGAAATATCAAAAATGAGTGATTTCATGGGCTTATATGCTCAACAGTTAACACGATCTTTGGCAGATAGTCCGTTTGTTGAAGTGGTTTCAAATATTCCTGTTGCAGACCTTGGAATAATAAATGATGTTGTTCAACATGCAGCTGTTGTTGCCAGAGGAAACATCACCCTTGTTCCTGATTTTGATAGCCTGCCAGCAGGGATAAAAGAAAAGCTCAAACAGGGTCTATACTCTATAGGAGACTCAAAACAAGTGGATGGTAACCTTCGTGCGGTAATCGTTGATAAAAATGGAGTTCGTGTCAAAGATATCACACTTAAAAAAGTGATTAATAATCCCGGAACTCTCGAAACCACTCGAAGCATTGCTAATCAAATGCAAATGAAGCAAATTCAAGACACGCTAAAAGGCATCCAAGAAATGCAGAGTTATCAGTTAGATCGAGATAGAGACAGAGATATTCTCACGCCATTCTTTGATGCTCGTGACTACATTTTACAAGCGCAGAACGCAGCTTCTATTGAATCGAGGAACCAGTTCCTTGAAAAGGCATCTGACCGGATGACAACAGCGTTAAATAGCGTATATGCAGAAATGCGAACTGCTTCATTACATCTTGCGAAGAACACAAAATGGTCGTTGTTCCACAAACAATCTTCTATAGATACTCTTCTTTCAAATTTATCGGATGATTTGCAGTTGGCAACAAAGTTTTCTGGCGTACAAATGCAGGTGTTTGAGGCACTCGGTCGTCGGGAGGACTCAAAGCTCGTATTGGATCGTTATCAAACCGTAATGCACGATTTTATCACGCAGGAAATAGGCGGAAGAGGTATGTCTGCTATAGAGCTGATGCACGATAATTATCACTATAGCAAAGAAAACACAGATTGTTGGTATACCTTTTCAAAAGAACTCGAACCTGCATTAGAAAGCACAAGACTCGCAATCGAAAACAAAGATGTTTACATAGTTTCAGTGGAGGATGTAAATGATGAGCAAGAATAACAATGAAGAGAGAAAATGCAAAATATGTGGAAAAACCATAGTAGATAAAAACAAGACAGGTATTTGTTCTGCATGTAAAAAGAAAGCCGGAGATACAGGCGTTACTGTAATGGGAGTTCTCGCATTAATAGGCGGAGCAATATGGACAGGGGTGAAGGCTTTTACAAAAAAGGATTAGAGTTTGAAACCTTTTAATTATTCCACACTTTTTAATTACTCCTCTGACAGCCGTTTTTGATGGGTAAGTTCCACAAGCCACAGAACCGGCCAGTAACAATCAAACAGAAAAGGGCTTCCGAAGCTCTGCTGTAAAACACAGCGGAACCTCGAAAGCCATTTATTTCAAGCCTTTTTCGGCCCGGTGTAAAATTTTGTGTAAGCGATTTTCGACAAAGTCAAGAATGGCGCTGGAAAGCAGGGCGGATTCTGGCCTGAATCCCTTGATTACCGAAAGCCATGGCGGTCAGAGCGGTATGCGCGCGGGCACGGCGTGAATGCCAGCCTGGCCGCTGTGGCATACTAGGACAAGGGAGTCAGCCAACGGCTCGGTCTGCGAACATGATCTCCAGCTGGCTGAGCACCAGATCCCAGTTCTGGTATCTGGCGTGCCAGTGCTTCACGATGCGCTGTGAGGCCAGATACAGCATCCGGCGCAGGGAGTCGTCGTTCGTGAAGGAGGGCTTGTTCTTCGTGATCTGCCGGAACTGGCGATTCAGGCCCTCGATGATGTTCGTCGTGTATATGATTTTCCGAATCTCAACGGGGTATTCGAAGAATGTGCTTAAAACTGGCCAGTTTTCCTCCCAGCTTTTCACGCAGGAGGGGTACTGCTTACGCCAGGCCTCCGCAAAGGCCTGCAGGTTTTTCTCGGCTTCTTCCAGCGTAACGGCACTGTAGATCTTTTTCAGATCCGCAACGACTTTCTTGATGTCTTTGTAGCTGACATATCTGGTGGAACTGCGCACCTGGTGGACGATGCAGCGCTGCAGCCGACTTTTTGGGAAGACGGCCTCAATAGCCTGCATCATCCCACACAGGCCGTCCGTGCAGAACAGATATACATCCAAAACGCCCCTGCTTTTGAGATCATTCAGCACATTCAACCAGAATTTGCTGTTTTCATGCTCTCCGATCCAGACTCCCAGGATGTCCTTTCTGCCATCCATGGTGACACCCAGCACCACATAGGCTGCTTTGGTCACGTACCGCCGGTCTTCCCGAACCTTATAGTGAATGGCGTCCATGAACACGAACGGATACACCGGCTCCAGCGGACGGTTCTGCCAGGCTGTGACCTCCGGCATGATCTTTTCGCTGATCTTCGTTACCAGCTCCGGAGAGATCTCCACGCCGTACAGTTCCTTGACCTGCTCAGCGATATCCCGCTGGCTCATACCGCAGGCGTACAGCGCCAGGATCTTATCCTCCATCCCGTCTGCATTCCGGTCATACTTGCCGATGATCTTAGGCTCGAAGGAGCCGTTCCGGTCCCGGGGCACCTTGATGTCCACCTCACCCAGCTGGGTCTTGACGGTCTTCTTCGTGTAGCCGTTGCGGTAGTTTCTGGGGGCTCCCTCCGGCTCGTCTGAGCGCTCACAGCGCTCTCGACCAAGCTCCTCGTCCATCTCTACTTCCATGACGGTCTGGATGACGTCCCGGAACATTTCCTTCATGGCCTCCATGATTTCCGTCGTGCTGGTGAAGTGCTGGCTCTGAACATATCCCTTCAACAAATCCTGTGGTACTGGCTGCATAATCTTCGTCTCCTTCGTCTTGAATGTTTGTTCTCATTCTTGACTTAATCGAAGATTTTCATACTGTCGAGGATCGTCGATTACACAGAATTTTCTGCGGTCTCCCTTTTTCAGCACTTGTGCCGGAGAAGGCTTTCTGTTTGTATCAAAGACAGCGTTTTTATAGATCAGGCCTGCGGCACCGAGCATTTCTCTTGACCTTTTAATTTTGCTATACTTTTTAATTATTCCAAAATCCATACACCGCAAGGCGTACACCCCACGTGCAGTTGGGAATTGGAACGGCAGAAATCTGTAACTGAATAAAGCAACTAAGGGCTTTCGAAGTTAGTATTTTACCTCGAAAGCCCTTGGTTTTGTGCCTTTTTGACGGTTTTAGCTACAGAGAAGGCTTTTTCTATTGTATCAAAATCAGCGACTCTGGTGGTATGTTCGTGCAGTCAATGAATTTCGTAGAGGTCCATCGGATATTCGTCCGATGGACCTCTTGGTCTTTCATTTTGTATATGCACTATCTGACTCGGCAAAAAAGTCGCTTAATGTGACTCCCAGCGCAACGCAGATACGCTCAATCGTGGGAACCCCCAACTGACTTCCGCGCATCTCAGCATTCTTCAAGGTTGAATATGATACATCACACAGCTGAGATAGCTTGAAAAGTGAGAGGTTACGCTCGTCAGCCAGCTGCATCACTCTTGCTATCGTATCCATATAATCCCCGCCTTTCTACACCCTATCCCGCCATTAATTCTAAAGGGAATGTAGTCCAATATTCTGTACTCAAAGAACTCGACCTACGACTTGGAATCTCGAGTCGGGCATGATCGCCTTGGGCTCGTATGCTTGATTATAGGACAACATCACGGGCTGCATGTGCAGGCAACCATAGCTGTCAGTGAATGCGTCCTTTTGTTGTTCATTTGGCTCCTGCTCACTGTACACCTTCAAGTAGCCATCGCCATCATAGACAAAGATGCCGACCTCGCCAACGGCCAAGGTCTCGCACTCCTCGACCCATACAATCTGACCGTCATGATAAACAGGCTCCATACTATCGCCGGAAACCCGTACACCAAAATCAGCACCCTTTGGAACTGACTTCTCGGGAAAGCTAACCATCTCAAAGTTGCCCTCATCGAGGAATTCGCCGGTACCAGCGGATACCGCAAGATTACTCACAGGCATCTCTATGTACTTGAGAATGCTGACCACCTTTGGCTGCGGCTTATACTTCCCCGACGCAATCAGGTCATCCTTGTACTCCCTGACTTTTGCCAAGCCTGCATCATTGAGTGCCGGTGTATGACTGCTGCAAAAATAAGAAACATCCACATCCAGATCAAGCGCATGACAGACAGCCACCAGCTGATAGGCGTTTGGTAAAGCACTGCCCTTTGCCCACTTATTGATGCCGCTGGGGGACATCGTTACCCCATACTGCCGCAAAAGTGCGCTGAAATCGACGAGGCTGAGGCCAGCCTTGCGGCGTGCTTCATCAATGCGGGCCCCAATAACATTTTCTTGACGCTCTGTCTCTGCATTATAGTTCGCGTGATTCGTTATCGGGAGAGAAAGAATTTTAGCTTTGCTCTTACTCATAATAGCAACCGCCTTTTCTGTTTATGGCTTCAGTATATAGTGGAAAAGACTCGCTGTCAATAGGAAATCGACTATTACTCTACAAATGCGACATTGACATAGATAAATAATCCGCTTATTATAGAGGCACACGAGCAAGATAAGAGGTGAAAACGCATGGATAATGAGCGTGTCATTCTACACAGCGACATGAACTCCTTCTACGTATCCGTTGAAATGATGCTTAACCCAGAACTCAAAGGAAAACCTGTCGCGGTGTGCGGATCAACCGAAGAACGTCATGGTATTGTCTTGGCCAAATCAGACTTGGCCAAGAAAGCCGGAGTGAAAACGGGCATGGTGAATTGGGAAGCTCGGCAGCTTTGCCCAGGACTGATCGTTGTGCCGCCCCAGTACGATCAGTACCTCAAGTATTCTAAGCTGGCCCATCAAATTTACCACCGATATACGGATCTTGTTGAGCCATATGGTATGGATGAATGCTGGCTTGATGTGACCGGTTCTGGTGTCTGCGGAACGGGCATGGAGATCGCCGAGGCAATCCGGCAGACAACAAAAGAGGAGCTTGGCCTGACGGTCAGCATCGGTGTGTCATTCAACAAGATTTTTGCCAAACTCGGGTCAGACATGCGAAAGCCGGATGCAATCACTGAAATCAAATGGGACAACTTCAAAGAGAAAATCTGGCCCCTCGATGCTGCAGAGCTACTTTATGTGGGCAGAGCCACAAAAAATAAGCTGGCTCAATACGGAATCCGCACCATCGGGGATTTGGCAAAGACTTCTCCGGATACACTGCGGCATATGCTGGGGATCAATGGTCTTAAGCTCTGGATATATGCAAACGGAACGGATACTTCTCGTGTTATGCACAAGGACTTTGTCAGCCCCGTCAAGTCCATCGGGCACGGAATCACCTGTACTGCTGACCTGCAAACGCCGGAAGATGTGTTTCGCGTTATGCTGGAAGTGAGCCAGGATGTCGGGCATCGGCTCCGCGTCCATGAGTTGATGGCGTGTGGTGTTCAAGTCTCCATCCGGACAAATGACCTGTATGGCTCACAGTACCAGTGTAAGCTCCCATTCAGAACGCAGCTCCCCAACGAGATCGCCGGAGCAGGCTTTCATCTTCTTATGGATCGGTATCGGTGGGATAAACCAATTCGAGCTGTCACGATTCGCGGTATTGATTTGGTATCGCAGAAAGATGCAGAGCAACTCTCTATGTTCGTGGATCATCAGAAACGGGATCGCCGCATTCTTCTGGAGGACGCTGTCGAGAACATCCGAAGGAGATTTGGCAAATGCGCCATTTCCTATGCCATTCTTATGGGTGACTTAAAGATCCCCGACGACGGCAGGCAGTTGGTGACCATGCCCGGACTTATGTATCAGTAACTACCACCGACGGAAGGGAGAAACCGTTTGAGATGAAAATGCAATTTCATAAAGCTGTGGTGAAGGTATTAGTTATCGTAGCCACAGACCGAACCAAGACGCCTGTCTCTCTGACCTTTGAAGATGGGAAGGAATACTCTATCGACCGTGTCTGCAGCAGGCAGAGAGCAGCAGCGACAAAAGTCGGTGGAACAGGCATCCGTTATACAATTATGATTGGAGGAAGACAGACCTATCTCTTCGAAGACGAGGATCAGTGGTTTGTTGAAGCAAAGAACCTCCATATATAGGAGATATGCAATTGAAATATCTATCACGCAATGATCTCGAGACTATCGGTGGGAGAGTCATCGCAGCATATAAGAGACTTCCGGCTATATCAGGCCAAGCGCTGGAGCGAGTAGATATCGACTTCCTCTGCCAAGAGCTTCTGGGGCTTCGTATCGATTATGCTCGATTATCTCTAAACGGCGAGAAAATCGGCCTGACATCTTCTTGCGATATAGGCGTCGAGGTATTCCCTGAAGATCCAAGCTCCACGGAAGAACAGTATTATATGCTTGATGGAAAAACCATTTTGATTGAAAGTGGTCTCATGAAAGAGGGTGCCAATATAGGCCGCAGGAACTATACCGTTTCCCACGAGAGCTGTCACCATATTCTGAAAATGCTATTTCCGCACGACTACGGAGCCCAAGCAAGTGGGCGTTCCGTTCACTGTTGTTATCGAAGCAACAGAGGAAATGGTGATTGGGAGGAGTGGCAGGTTGAAACACTGGCTGCCATGATTTTACTTCCGCCCGAATGTGTAGTTCGAAGCATGGAGCGATTCGGCCTTGGAGCACAGATGCGCCTTCTAAACCGAGTGTTTGCCCCTGCCGATTACAAGAAGTTCGAAGAGATGGCATCATTTATGGGGGCTTCTAAAACAGCACTGTCCATTCGAATGATGCAGCTTGGTCTTCTGAAAAGAAATGATCTTTCCGACCCTTATAGTTTGGTTCGAGTCGAAATGGATGAGGAGGACCGTATACTATGAAACCTAACTCGTATGAAATCAAAGTTGTAAAGCGTTGCCCGAAATGCGACTGGCGCATTTTTGATAAAGTGACTCCCACTTCGGGCATCATTGAGTTGAAGTGTCCCAACTGTCGAAAGATTGTTGAGATAGATCTGAGTTATCGTACCCCAATCCGCAGGAGAGCTACCTACTATCGAGCATCCTGCCATACTTACACATAAGAGTAAACGACAACAGAATAAGAAAGCTGATTGCACCGAGCCACGGGTCCTTAGATTAGGAAGTCTATGAGACACCAAATTGCCGGGCATTGAGAAGAAAAGGTCACTGCAAAGTGTACCTATCTTCTTGATGCCCGGCTTTTTTGTGCTGTTGCCCCCTAATGGAGGTAACAATGCTGACCAGCCTTTGGGAACCCTATATCGCTCAATATCCTTGATCTCCGATTTTTTGAACCTCACCAAATTCAAAAATCAAAAGGAGATCAAAAAATGTCTAAGAGAACTTATATCGTCGAGTCCTACGATCCCGCCACCCGCAAGATTGAGCGCGTTACGGTCACACACGAAGTATACAACGCCTATCGCCGCTCCGGATGGAATATTGCAGACAACAATCAGTCCTTTTTTAAGCACGAGATCCAGATGAGCAGTCTGATTGGTGGCGAAGACGGCGGTTATGACAATTTCCGAGAATTCATCGGCGACCCTGAAGCAGTGGACAATGCCGTTGCCGAGAGGATGCTCCTGGAGGCCCTTTACAAAGCATTGGATCAATTAAGCGAGAGTGACTGCGACTTGATCAGAGCTCTCTACTTTGAGGGCAAAACTCTCTCTGAGTATGGCGAAGAAAAGGGTTGTGCGATTTCCACGCTGAGCGAAAGACGGAAGCGTATTCTCCGCGACCTGAAAAAAGTACTGAAAAACTTTGCCGAATAACCCGAAATTATTTCTTACATCTTCCCCTATACAAGTGAGAAGGAATTTACCTTCTTTCTTGTGAACATTGAAAACTGCATATCCGGCGACTGATAACGTCAGCCAACGGGCCCCTGACGAAGGGGAACAGCGATGCGGCGGGTGCGCCAAGACCCACCTGTGCGGAAAACTCCGCATAAAAGACGGCCTACTAAGGTGGCCGAGCGATACCCACCCAGCCCAAAGCAGCTTTGGCAAGCTGTCTCGCAATGACACCGTTGACCTGTACTCACTGTCCAGCCACAGACTCAAGCAATGGGGGCAGCTCGGAGAGATCCTCGGAGGGGTGAGATTCCCGGAGGGTGGTGCCAGCCACTGGTCAGTTTAGCCGCCCACGATCCGGGGAGTAGTGTCGAATAGGATCATTAGTAAGTAAGAACACAAATGCGGCGGGAGCCGAGCCATACCATGGGAAAGCAATATTCTTCCAACCAATGGACGGCTCCCGCCTTTTTGATGATAGAAATGTGAGGACAAAACTTGTCCTTAGATTCCTATCATCTGCAATTTTGAAAAGTGCCAATAATTTCGGCATAATTATATTGAAAAGTTGCTCTTTGCAATGTGTACTACATGGAGCAGCGAAACCGTCAAAGGCAGCAGACTATACTGTAACTGCTGTCTCTGCTCATTTCTATAAACACGAAGTCAACCACGAGGAGGTAGCACCATGCTGTCAAACAAGAACACCAAGAACGCCAATTTTCTCTTTATTGTTGATATGCTGAAGGATCTCCTTGCGCAGGAGTTGATCACAGAAAAGGAATATGCCAGGGCGAAAAAATATTATATGAAGCTTACCGGCGCAGATATCGTATTAGCCCACTGAAAATTGTGCATAAGGTCAATTCTGCGCTGTTCCAATTGTTTTGGTAGCTATTCAGAAGAGTTATCAGTATAATGTGGTTTGCCAAAAGTGGTTGGTATCATAATATGATACCAACCAAAAAACGAGAGAGGAGGACACCGAAATGCCTGAAGTACGACTCATCACCCCTATCACAAGACAGAACACGAAGAAGATGCAGGTTGCAGCTTACTGCCGAGTGTCTTCCAACTCCGCCGATCAGCTCAACTCCTATGCCGCACAGATCCGAGCATACAAAAAATATATCGGAGCACGCGACGATTGGGAACTGGTGGACATCTTCGCCGATGAAGGGCTTACCGGAATGAAAAGTGAAACCCGTGATGAATTTCAGCGGATGATCCGCATGTGTGAGCTCAAGCAAATTGACCTGATTATCACGAAATCCATCTCCCGCTTCGCACGAAACACAAAAGACGCTCTGGCCTATGTAAGAAAGCTCAAATTGCTGGGTGTGGGCGTACAGTTCGAAAAGGAAGGCATCTCGACGCTCTCTATGGGCGACGAGATGCTTCTTAATACCTTCTCTGCTCTAGCGCAGGAGGAATCGCAGTCCATCTCTATGAACCAGCGGCTCTCAATCGTCAAACGCATGGAACTTGGCGAGTATGTGGACAGCAACGCTCCTTACGGATACCGGTTGGTCGATAAGATGCTGACCGTGTACGAGCCGGAAGCAGGCATTGTGCGGAATATCTTTGCTCTGTACTTGCAGGGCTTCTCCACAAGTGAGATCGCAAAAGAGCTGAACAAACTCAACATCCCTACCAAGGCCGGAAAGGAAACCTGGCGGCCAAGTCGTGTGGCATATATTCTGAAGAACGAAAGGTACATCGGCGACAGCTTTTATCAAAAGACCTACCGAGAAACCACCGTTCCCTTCAACCAACACCCCAATCGTGGACAGGAAGATCGCTTCTACGCAAAGGGTACCCACCCCGGCATTGTCGAAAAGGATGCATTCGATGCCGCTCAGACCCTTATTGAAAAGCGCAAGGATGTCTTCGCTAAAGCAACAACACAAAATATCTATCCGCTTACAAGCCGCATTCAGTGTTCTGAGTGTGGCTCTTTCTATAGGCGAAGAATCGTGTCGGGGACTGTGAAGTGGGTATGCTCCCTTCACAAAGATGACAGCACGGCCTGCGACTCCAACTACTACAACGAAGAAAGAATCTACGACGGCTTCATCTCCCTGGTGAACAAACTGCGGTTCTCTGAAGATAACATTCTCGGACAGGTCATCAGCCGGCTGGAGATGACACTGGCAGCTATGAAGCGAAACAATCTGGCTGCGCGTGATTTAAGCAAGAGTATCGCTGAGTTGAATGCGAAACTGCTCATGCTTGAACAACTCCGATCCAAGGGATACCTCGCCCCTGAAGTCTATCAGGTGCAAGCCAACGAGATCAGCGCAGAGCTGGCAAAACTCAAGGACGTCAGACAGGAGAAGTTCAATTCAAAAGCCGCCATCATGCTTGAGGAAGTCAAGAAACTAAAAATGCTCATCTTCGAACTGGAAGAACCCCTCGACGCATTCGATGAGAAGCTCTTTCTGGAAATTGTGAAGTCCATCCAAATCAATAAAGAGGACGAAATGTCCGTGGAACTCCTTGGCGGGCTTCGATTCAGAGAACGCATATAGGAGGCACTCATGAAAAAGATACGGTACATCCCATACGGATACACGATGCGAAATGGCAGAACGGTCATCTCAACTGAGGAAGCAGAGATCATCCGAGAGATCTTTAAGGCATATCTGGATGGCGCTTCTCTCAAAGCAATTGCGGAAGAACTGACCGGTCGCCAGATCCCATATACACAAAGAACCACCACATGGGATAAAGCCCGTATCGCAAGAATCATCGACAACGCCAAATATATTGGGACTGAAGAATACGACCCCATCATAGATGAAGATATGTATGAAGCGGCAGTCAGCCTGAAAACGGCGCGGCAGCGCAATACCTGCGAAAAGGAAAACGATGCCATCGACCTGCTCCGTGACTTCGTTCGGTGCGACAACTGCGGTCAGCCAATGAAGCGTCGTGTCAGTATGAAGCATCGCATTCGAGAGAGCTGGAACTGCACTAACGATGACTGCGGCATTAGAGTTCGCATCAGCGATACCCAACTCATCGAAACCATTACCGTCCTCATCAATCGGATTATCCTCAATGACCATCTGCTCCAGCCGAAGCCCAAGAAACGGTATGAGCCGGACGCGAAGGTCACCAAGGTAGGAAACGATATCGCTCTGGAGCTGGAGCGTGACGCTCCAAACGAGGATTACATCATCGAAAAGGCCATCGAGATGGCAGCGCTGATGTACGAGCAAAGCAATGCCAAGTTGAACCTCACAGTATCGCTCGCAAGGAAACTGGCACATACGATGGTCACGCAGGATGAATTCAATCGAGATTACTTTACCGCCCTCGCCTCATACATCACGCTCGGCGAACAAGGCAGAGTGGTGCTTCATACTAAGACAGAAACGGAGGTCACGCTGGACGATGGAAGTAACGAAAGTCCCTAAGAAAATTGTCACTGTCATAGAGCCGAAACGCTCCATGACGGTAGACAAAGAAAAATACAGACAGAAAAGAGTGGCGGCATACTGCCGAGTCTCGACAGATAGCGAAGAACAGCTCGTCTCCTATGCCAACCAAAAGAAGGTGTACACCGAGATGATCGCCAGTCGTAAAGACTGGTGCTTCGCAGGCCTGTTCGCTGATGAGGGCAAGTCCGGCACAAGAGCCGACAAGCGGCCTGAGTTCAACAAAATGATCAACGATTGTCTGGCCGGAAAGATCGATTACATCATTACTAAGTCCGTATCCCGATTTGCCAGAAATACGGTGGACTGCCTTGACTATGTCCGAATGCTCAAGTCCAAAGGCATCGGCGTCTACTTTGAGGAGCAGCAGATCGATACCCTCAAGACGGATAGCGAACTGTATCTGGTCATCTATGCGGGCTTCGCACAGTCTGAATCCGAGAGCATCAGCAAGAATATCACATGGAGCGTCCGCAAGAAGTTCGAGGAAGGAACCCCAGTGTTTATGTACAAGCGGTTTCTTGGCTATAGAAAGGGCGCTGACGGTGAGCCGGAGATCGTACCGAGCGAAGCGGTCATCGTGGAACGCATCTTCAACCTCTATCTGGCTGGAGAAACCGTGGACAAAATCTCCAAGATGATGCAGGCTGAGAACTATGATATTCCCGGCAAAACCATCAGCTTTAGCAAGGGCATGATCATGAATATGCTCTCCAACGAGCGATACTGCGGAGATGTGATTCTGCAAAAATCCGTCACCGTTGACTGCATCGAAAAGAAGCGGAAGAAGAACACTGGAGAAGCTCCAATGTACTATGTTCAGAATAACCATCCAGCCATCATCGACAGAGTGACCTTCAACAAGGTTCAGGAAGAACTGGCCAGGCGAAAAACAAAAACGCCAGGATCTGCAAAGAGCTCCATCACATCCACCGGAAAGTATTCCCGCTACGCCCTGACCGATGTGCTCATCTGTGGCAACTGCGGTACCCGTTACCGCCGCGTAACATGGTCAAGAAATGGTACCAAGCGCATCGTGTGGCGCTGTATCAGCCGACTGGACTACGGCAAGAAATACTGCAGCGATTCCCCCACCATTATGGAGGACAAGTTGCAGGAAGCCATCGTTCGAGCGGTCAACAAGTTTAACGAGCAGGATAACGCCACCTATAAGGCACTCATGAGAGCAACCATCAGCGAAGCCCTCGGCCTTAATGGAGATCCGGAAGAAGTAGATATGTTGGAGCGAAAGATTGAAGCCTTAAACAATAAGATGCTGGCACTTGTCAATGAGAGTGTCAGTTCCGGCGATGGCATCGAGGCCCATGAAAGCGAGTTCATGACACTGTCACAAGAAACAGAACTTCTCAAGCAGCGTATAGCAGCCATTCAGGAAAGCACCGCCAAGGATAACGGTGCGCAGAACCGCCTCGAGCAGATTCAAGCTATCATTGCCGAACGAGAAAGTACGTGCATGGAGTATGATGACTCCATTGTCCGCCAGATGGTGGAATGTATTAAGGTCTATCCTGGCGGCAGGTTGGAAATCATCTTCGGCGGCGGATACCTTGTCGAAGAATCCGTCTAAGTGTAGGAGATTGAGGGATCATCCCTCTTTCTCTTTCTTTATTTCATCGTGGATGTTCTCTTGAATCGCATTGAGAAGGGCGACTTTTTGCTCTGTTGAACACTCCAACCTTGAGATGTAATTATAAATCAACTGTGCATGGACAGTTGCAACGCGCTTGGCAAGTTCCTCCTGACCTTCCTTTGAGCGCGGCAAATGAATGATTACTTCCATAGAATCCCCCCCCAATCAGGCATAAGGCCGGATGCATATCGGTAAGGTAGTCAGCACACAATGAAGTATGGGATCATCGCAGACACGCCGCCTTTTAATGTCTTTATTTATTGACAATTATAGATGTGTCGTCTATAATAACAAGCACAAAGATGATGTGGAGGTGGTGTGCAGAATGGGACGAAAGAGTGTTGCTGTGCTGCCGCAGACGCAGGCAATTTTAGAACAGCTGGGAGAACAGATCAAACTTGCCAGATTACGGCGGCATCTGTCTGCCGAATTGGTCGCGGAAAGAGCCGGTGTGAGCCGAGCCACAGTGTGGAATGTGGAAAAGGGAAACCCCTCTGTCGCGATTGGGATCTATGCCGCAGTTCTGCACGCACTGAACAATATGGATAAAGACCTTCTGCTCGTTGCAAAGGATGATGAGCTGGGGCGTAAACTCCAAGACCTTGAACTTACCACTCGCAAGAGAGCACCACGAAACGGAGGTGATTGACCGTGGCATCAAACCAAAAAACAATTTATGTCTATGAGAGCTTCCAATCTACAACGCCAAACTTTCTGGGAACGCTCTTCGTGGAGAATGTCCGTGGCCGGGAGAGCTGCTCCTTTGAGTATGATGCTGACTGGTTAAAAAGCAGCGCAAACTACATGTATCTCGACCCGGATCTTCAACTGTATGCCGGGCGGCAGTATCCCACCGGCGCAAAAAATGTGTTCGGCCTTTTCGCCGACTCCTCCCCCGACCGCTGGGGCCGCCTGCTGATGACGCGCAGAGAAAGAATATTGGCGGAGCAGGAAGGCCGGAAGCCTCGAAAGCTCTTAGACAGCGACTTCCTGATGGGCGTCTACGACGAGACTCGGATGGGCGCGATCCGCTTCAAGCTGGACAAAGACGGCCCGTTCCTTTCGGATGATTCAAAAACCCCGACGCCCCCCTGGACCAGCCTGCGAACGCTGGAGGAAGCCTCACGCCAATTCGAAAACGATGAGTCCGGTCTTGAGCAGAAATGGATCAATCAGCTCATCAAGCCCGGTTCCTCGCTGGGCGGTGCTCGTCCGAAGGCCACCGTTCTGGACACAAAGGGAAATCTGTGGATCGCCAAGTTCCCGTCCAAGCACGACGATGTTAATGTGGGCGCATGGGAAAAGGTCACCCATGACCTTGCAAGACTTTGCGGCTTGGATGTTCCTGAGTCCATGTTGATCGACTTCTCCAAATACGGAAGCACCTTCCTTGTACGAAGGTTTGACCGGAATGGTGCTGTGCGGATTCATTTCGCGTCCGCCATGACAATGCTCGGAAAAACGGATGGGGCATCGGCAGCGGACGGCTCCAGTTATCTTGAGCTGGTGTCCTTTATCAAGGCCAACGGCGCTGCTCCCAAGAGAGATCTGACGGAGCTATGGAAGCGGATCGTGTTTAATATGGCAGTTTCCAATACAGATGACCACATGAGAAACCACGGCTTTATCCTCAAGGCGGATGGCTGGCATCTCTCACCCTTGTACGATGTAAACCCCGTCCCGGAAGGTGACGAGCTGTCCCTCTGCGTAAATGAGGACGATGCGACGATCTCCCTCGACCTTGCGCTGGAGATCGCACCGTATTGTGAGATCAGCACCAAAGACGCAGCGGCTATGGCGGCGGATGTCCTGAAAACCGTCCGGGAAAACTGGAATCGTCTGGCCGCGGAATGCGGATTAAGCCGGAGCGCACAGGAATATATGCGGCCGGCCTTCTCGCTGGCTCTTGAATAACACAGCTTGATTCACCATCAGATCTCCCTTCGAGCAAGGGGGATCTTTTTTTGCCAGTCACAAGCCAAAGAGCATTCCGCGTGTGCTATTCCTCAAGGACAGGATCGTCTGCAAGGGGTTCTTCGTTTTCCTCTACAAAGTCATCTTCCGCAGCAACCTTCCCAGAATGCAGCTTCGTCATTCGCAAGGTATATTTGCATTTTCGGTTATAGGCAACGAGCATAGCTTCGGCGTAGCAAAGAGACCCTGCTCCACGCTCTTTAGCGATGCGAGACAACTGCCGAACAGACATGAAGCCAACCCGCTCCTTAAAGGTTTCGTCACGAAGCTGGTCACCAAATGCTACGACCATTCTCGCAACACCGGCTAATACATTTGCCCCCAGAGAGTCGATATCCCCTTCCCATGTACCAACGCAGAGCCGCAAAGTTCGGTCAAGCACATGGTAACCATATTTGGTGTAGATCCGCTCCAGCGTGGCAACCGCACAGATCACGCCATATGCTTTGGTCGGCCCGATAGAAAGAGAATAGGATTCAACGAGCCGCTTAATAACAAGCTGTTGCTCATTTCCTGCTTCGATATTGGCCATGAATATCTCATAAGGCTTCAACGGACGCACATGCTTCATCTGATTTGCAAAAATGTCTGCTTCGTTCTTGTAATCTAAGCTGTCATAAATCATGCACCAAACAGGAGTCTCCCGCGAACCGGATACAGTAGCAACGATCTCTATGGTGTGCTGACCATTAAAGACATAGTTGACACCATCACGGCGGCTCACCTTCACCGGGTTGATTTGGTTCAGGTCGAAATCCTCGATGGCTTTTTCAACCTGTGCCTGAGACAATGGCCGCTGGTATTCCTGATTAGATACGAGATTTTTGATCGGGATCTGCTCGAAGTGGACATTCGGAACAAATCTGCTGAAGTCTTGCATTAGTCTACCTCCCTGATTTCTGAGAGCATCTCGGACACCTTCTCCTGTAGTGACAACAGCGCCTCCTCAAGTTTGCTTTTTGCACTCGTTGAAGCGGCGTTCATATCCGCATTATTTCTGGCTCGCTCGATGGAGCTGACCCATGACGGAACGGTCAGAGTCAAACCGGCGATTTCGGCGTCCGGGTCGTGCATAGGGGGAATTTTGATAAGAGGTAAAGTTTCCTGCATAGATTCGACTGGCTCCTCATCTGTATCAGCAAATTCTTTTCGTGTGTCACTGTAACTGGTGAACGGGTGCTGTAGGTCTTCGGGTCTTGTCCCGATCCGCCTAATCTCTTCCGGCGGCATTTTCGAAAGGGCCACAAGGTTCTCGTGAGATATTTTGAAAGTGCCAGAAAGCACTTTGCCAGGAAGTTCAGGGTCTGCCTGTCCAACAACGTCTAACGCCTTACTGAAGATTGCATACTTCTGCACAGATCCAGTAGATACATTATATTGAGCACTGAACTTCTGGGCTGTGCGCCGAAAAGTCTCGCCTCGCTCACCCTTGTTTCTCCGCTTATACTGGTTGAACCCATTGATGTTGGGCGGATGCTTACGCGCTACTTTCTCAAGTTCATACTGCTTCCCAATGAGATATCGTCTGGTTTCCTCCGTGATATTTCGGCGACCGAGCTGATTGCTGCAGATCCAGACAATTGCTTGCTCCCGGTTCTCAAATGGCATCTTCTGTACAGCATAGGGGATGTGCAGCCGGTTACATATCTCGTAGCGGTTATGGCCATCAATGATGATGTTATTCCATGTGATGATCGGCTCTCTGCAGCCGTCTACTGTAAGATTTACTTCGAGTTGAAGATACTCATCTTTCCGTAAAGGGCGAATGAGTGTCTTGAATTCCGGGTCGATCTCCAACACCGCAAATCCTTTATCCATCGCTGGGAGGTCTCCTCTCATTTTTCTTTAAGGTTTTCATGGAGAAATAGGCTACTCTGTTTGCAACATCCACCTCTCCGCTCATACGATAACTGTATTGGAAGTCGAGAGTACCGATCATATTGACCAAAGCGCACAGGAGTGTATTGCTGTAGAACTCAACAGAATAATGGCGTGATGTTTGAACCAATTTCACTCGGTTGGAGGTGCCACCAGTGAGGGGCCGATCTGAGCCAAGTACAGCAATGAACATTTCTTCTGGATTGACCAGAAATTGAACATATTGTGGATTCCCCATTTTGTTCAGGGTGGACTTATGTATGCGAAAGCGATTCCACTTTAAGTCAATGGTCATGATCGCGCTGTTATCCGTACTACCCATTTACACTCCCCTCCTGCACAGGTACCTCTGGTTGATATGCGTTATGGGCTGATGTGACATTTTCCACGGATACCGTGGAGGATACAGTGCTATCCTTGATTCCATAGATTGCATATCCATCAAAAATGTTGATCTGCAGGGACTTCTGGTGCTCACGATAAGGCAAGCCGAACTGATCCTTCCAACCGGCCGGGAATACAGGTGTACGCGCAGTCTTGGGCTTGCCTCCGTCTTTTGCAATACGCTGATAAATCTCGGAGGCGTTCAAGTCGAATACAATCAGATACTCATCATTAGCATGGATGACCTTGCCAAGCAGCTTGTACCTGTAATCAATATTCCAGTCCATCAGCTCAAAGAGCTTTGCAAAGAAGAACTTACCCGTCACCTGGCGGGGCCTCCTCTTCCCGCCAGATGTGTTGCACCACGCGAATGCGTCTCGCTCTGACTCGGCGCAAGGGCGTAGCGCAAGAATGTGCGACTCTCGATTGATCAAGAGTTGGACACAGTCTGCATGGGGAAACTTGTTCAAGCAAGCAGTATTGACATAAACTTTGTAATTGTTGAAGGTGATAGACGGCTCGAAAGTATGAGCGAAGAACTCCCTACGAACCACCTGATACCCATCAAAATCGAAGTCATCACTAAGTTCGATCACATCGCCTGGTGCCGATGCGTCGATTGTCATTGGCGTGTCCGCATCCTCCTTAAAGGTAATGGTAGTTTCATCATCGACATTGCCGAATTGAGTATTCTGCAGCATCGGTGAGATGAAAGAAACCTGATTCTCTACTTCCATTCTGCTCTCCTTTCATTCGTCTCTGACAAGATCCAGCGCATCTCCAATCTGGCGTAGGCTCATGCTGAGATAGCGACAAAGCCGTCTGAGTTGTTCCGCGTTATACTCTGCCATGATCTCATCCTGCTCGGCTTCGGACAAATCAGAAAAGCATCGGTTGACATGTATACCATCACGAATCACACGGTAGTACACCCCATCAAGATTCCGAAAGATTGGGATATCGTTTTTTTCAGGCATTAAAATCCACCTCTTCCATCTGCTTTATGGGGGCTAATTGCTCGGCTATGAATCGCTGCATTTCATCAAACTGGGTGACTCGAAGTTTCTCACCGGTTTCAAAGAGTTGGCCTTCCAGCCAAAGCTTCCATGCATCTTCACTTTGTAATTCCGGTGAAGATGAGGTAAGTCTGTGAGAATAAAAGTCACTACCAAACCTGTCTGCCAGTTTCTTAGGAACTGCCCGAATACGCTTTCCTGATATGGAGAGAGGAGAAAGCTCACCGTCGCCGCTGATGGGAGAATCTGTCCCCGTCATGAGATAGGACTGGATAAAAATCTCAGGCTCACTCAAATCAAATATGAACACCGAATCTCCTTCGTTTTGGAGGAGTCTACCATAGGCCCTGAACTTAAAATCGGTTTCCCAATCGAGAAGTTCGAATAGGGTTCCACCAAATGCGGTACATGGTATCTCTTTGGCATAGTATTTTCCATCGTCAGGTCTTGACCACTGTACGCACTGGCGAGAATCCTTAGCGGCGCGACGAACAGCGAGTTTCCGCAATCCCGGATGGATCAGCAGTTCAACTTTGTTGTCCTTCCCGAACTGCCTGACGCAATCTGTGCTGAACTTGATTTGTTTGCTCTGAAATAAGACATACGGTCTTTTGTTCGCATCAAAGAGAGATGAATTCGTAACTTCAAAGCCGCGCAAATCGAAATCTCCAGCTATCACCTCGAACGTAGCGTCAACCTCTGTAGGCTGGCCGTAATATGTATCGTCCGTGTAGACACTCATAGAAGCCTGTAAATAATCGGCCGCCTTGAAACCTGCCCACTTGGGGCTAATCGTGACAAATCCTTTTAGAACGCCAGATTCAATCACCCGAAGCTCCGGCAGAATAGACTTTCCACCGTATTTCGCATTATTGATCATGTGCTGGACGGCTATATAATCGTCCCGCGACACGATTGCCTCGTGTTCTCCTTTATACAGGCTCTGCTGCCGTTCTCCTCTGTTTTTCTTGGACTTATGACTGATCACATCAGGCGTGAATGTCTTTCTTGTGAGAACATCACCACAATGCCGCTCATTCCTCAAGACCTGAATTACGGTGCCGGAAGTCCACTTGGAGTTACCAAGGAATGTCCTCTTACCAAGTGCCTCGAGGGTTTTTGCAATATGCGATGAAGAATATCCGGACAGATACATGTAGAATATGAGCTTCACGGTCGGAGCCTCGTCCGGATTGATCACCAGCTTGCCGTCAGTATCATGAGAATAGCCCAACAGCTTGGGTGTCAGAGGAAGTCCTCCATTCAACCGCTGAGCAAGCGAAACTTCCATACTGCGGCTTCGAATGCGGGACTCGTTTTCCGCAATGGAAGCCAAAAAAGACAGCGGCATGTTTGTATCCTCGTTCAACGAGAAGATGCATTCACTCTCGAAGAAAACGCCCACTGGATTGCGGAGCTCCGCAAGATTACGCACCATAGTAATACAGTCGACGGTATTTCTGGCAAGACGCGAGACTGATTTGGTGATGATCAAGTCGATTTTTCCGGCTCTGCTGTCAGCGAGCATTTGGTTTAGCTCAACGCGGTGTTTTGTCGAAGTGCCCGAGATTCCTTTATCGGCGTAGATCTTTACAAGCTTCCAATTGGGATGCTTCAAGACGAACTCTTCATAATAGTTCTTCTGAAGTTCATAGGAAGTTTCCTGACCGAGATTATCAGTTGAAACTCGGACGTAGACCGCAACACGCTGATGAATATCGGCATCGTAGAAATCGACCTGCTTCTTTGCCGGATAGATGACATCTGGCTCTCTCCGATTCGAGTATCGCTTATGTACTTTCTCGCGTTCTGCTTGATCAGCGGCTTTCTTGGCTGATTTACTCATGGAGCGCACCTCTCATATCCAGCTCGTCATCAGGCAGGATCTTCCAGTCAGGGGTTGGGAGAAAACAAGGCTCTCGAAGATCGTCGCGATAATACGATGCCAAAGTGTATAGATCTTCTGATATGAAGTAGATGCCAACAGGAGGCTTGCGAGCAGCGAGCATTCTTGCGCAAATCGCCATTTCTTGAGCATCTCTGGACACATTGCTGACCTTCTGTGTGATTATGAGATCGACTTTCCCCGCATCGCAGTCAGACAGGAGTTCAGACCATGCTGTAGAGTTCTCCATATACGGAGCGGTCGATCCATTGTCAATATAGAAACCTACAAACTCCCACATAGGATACTGAGCCAGCGTAGCACGAAAAACCTCTTTGTTGCGTTCGAGATATTCCTCGTCTCTATATTTCGTCTGGTTGAAAAAGCGGATGTACACTGCAACCTTGAACGGGACCTTGGGGTTCGGTACTTCATGGCGGATAGTTTTCAACCACTGCCTGTGTTGTGCCACAAGGGGTGATACCATGTTTTCTCCCAGGCACAGGTCAAAGGAGGGATACTCAGTCTCTTCGAGTCCTTGTTCAGTACCTAAAGGCAGCAGTTTCGTATTTTCCATGTTTTCCTCCGGCATTTGGGCAAGCCCTTTTGGGTGAATTATAGGGAAAATGCTTAAAAATAAGAAGATACCATAGGTCAGCATCTTGACCTATGGTATGGAAATGACAAAAAAATTATCGGATTGGTCACCCAATCCGATAATTAATCATTATTCTGCTTCTTATGCATGGAGGCTTTGACCTCTCGGACAATCTTTAAGATGGTTTCCATCTCACTGGCCGAGCAGTCTTCAAGGAGCTCCGCAAACTCACCTTGATAGATTGCTTTGACCTCCGGTACATCTGGGCGGAGCAAATAGTCTGCAGATACCTGAAGGGCTTCCGCCACTTTGACGAAAGTCTCAAGTTGCATCCCCGTTTTTCCTCGTTCGATGTTGCTAATCAGCGGCAGTGAAACAGAAGCTTCGACTGCCAAATCCGCTTGGCTCATGCCTCTGCTGATTCGAACAGCTTTGATGCGTGAGCCGACCAGCTTCAGATCTTGTTGTTCATACATGACCAGCTCACCTCCCCTTCGCCGGATATAAGCTAACGACTATAATTTAAGTTAGTATATAATATGCGAAGGTCAAGTTTATATAATCGTACCGCTATAAAATAACGGTTCAAATATAATTGAGTTGCCAAAATTTTTAAGGAGGTTTCTCTATGCAACTCAATTACTATGTCCTTGGTCAAAGAATCCAAAAAATCAGGAAGAACAAGCGTATCTCCCAAGCGGTGCTGTCCACCATGATCGACAAGTCCGCTGGATACATCAGCTATCTCGAGTGCGGTACAAAGGTTATGAGTCTCGAAACTTTTGTTGGCATCGCCAATGCGCTGGAGGTGTCGACTGATACGCTCCTGAACAGGCAGCTCACGGGTGCGACTGAGATGTCTAATGCCGAGGCGCAGAAAATCTTCGCCAACTGCACCCCGTATGAAACCTATGTCCTGTTGGATGTACTGAAAACAACCAAGAACGCTCTACGCTCACACCACCATCTCCTCAAGGATGAGTGGTAATCATTTTATCAACTGAATATCAAATAGCAACAGACCACAGGTTAAGAGATTGACCTGTGGTCTGTTGCGTGCAAAAAACGATTATGTTTTCGCCCAAAACGATTATGATTTGGGCTTTTGCGAGATTTTCCATTCTATTGATGCTATAATCCGGTCAAGCCAGAAAGGATGAGGATGTATGATCTATTACACCGGCGATATTCACGGCAGTGCGAAAGGAATCGTTGCTTTTGCCCAACACTATGAGCTCACAGAATCGGACATCATCGTCATCCTTGGTGATGTCGGAGCGAACTATTACGGCAACAGGCGAGATCGGTATTGCAAAGATGCGCTTGCCAAAATAAAGCCAACCGTCTTCTGTGTTCACGGAAACCATGAACGGCGTCCAGACACTCTCGCGGGCTATAAGCAGAAAGAATGGAATGGTGGCCTTGTGTGGTACGAGGATGAGTATCCGAACTTACTCTTCGCCAGGGACGGAGACGTCTTCACTATGGAAGGGACTCGGCATCTGGTCATCGGCGGCGCTTATAGCGTAGACAAATACTACCGACTGGAAAACAATCTGCTGTGGTTTGCAGATGAGCAGCCCTCGGCAGAAATCAAGACATATGTGGAAGATCAAATCACGAAAAGCAGAATTGACATTGTTCTCTCTCATACCTGCCCCTATAAGTACGAACCGCGAGATGCGTTTTTACCCATGATCGATCAGAATACGGTTGATGACAGCACAGAGCGATGGCTCGATGGAATAGAAGAAAAAGTAGATTACAAGGCATGGGCTTTGCGGACACTGGCACATAGAGAAGCAAATTGACAAGCTTCGCTTCCTGTTCCACGATGTTGTGTCACTGGAAATGATAAAGCGAGGTTTCAAATGAGTCGTTTCAAGAGCAATCTCTACACTGTTGAGCGCCGAGTATGGAGAAACCACAAGCTGTGCTGGATTCAGAACGATGACTTCACTCTCTTTTCAGGACATCACAAAACGAAAATCAAAGAGGAAGATCTCCCAGAATGGTATGTCTTTGGCAGATACTATAAGCTGTGGGGCTTCCTCTCCACAAAAGGTATTACCGACTTGCAGTACATCCCGAACCTGTGGATCAACCACTTCCTGAAAGATGACTGTCTCCTGATCTCCTATAGCGGTAAAATCGAGGAACATCCAGACAGCATCGGTTTTGAAAAATACAGCGGCGTTGATGAGCGAGTGTGGGGCAACGAGATCCTCCGTTTGTTGAAAGGCGCAAGGATGTTCTCGCAATATGATATCGCCCCTATCATAGAGCAGATCCGTGAGAAGCAGCACATTCTCATTGAGAACTACCCGGACGAGTTCGGACCCCACAAGTGGGGTTTTGATCTCGATGAATGGATGGCAGAAGAGTACCACTCAGGTCGCCCAACCTATTACAGCAAAGCCATCACAGAAAAGAGAGAAGCGGAGCTGCGAGAACTATATGACAAAAGAGGACAGACAATTGGATGAATGCCAACACGCAATGGAGGAACTCCGCAATATAGTCGAGGGGATCAGCAAGCTGCGAGACACAGCATACGCGTACTACTCTTTATTAGTCGAGCGGGTGCTGAAGGATCAAATCACCGACGAGCAGCAGTTAGAACAAATCATGGATGGCCTCTGCGATTTCTGCGATGAGATCCGCTTCATCGATCTTTATCGAAGCCTTTGCCGACACATCTATTACCAATATCCGCAGCTCGTGGGAGAGCATGTGGCTCTTTTCCGTGCGCTGTTTGAGGGGCCCGATGAGAAATGATTTGAGAGAAGATGTATGGAGGTAACCTTCAGTGAAGGTGGCAGATACAAGTTTGCCTGCTACCGCCTCACATATGAAGAAAGCAAGTCTCCAGATAGGATTGCAAAGATCAAAGCCGATCTTGCCTCAAAGGGGAAAGATGGGTATTCCATTGCAATCACTTATGACGTATCTCCCACCCCACCAACGTGGGACACATTCGCCAATTCCTTATTATGTCTGGACGGAAGACTTGAGATGTGGAAGCTAATGCAAGAGAGTTGGCCACATCACAAAGCGGTCGAAGCACAGAAAGGAGTGAGTAAGATGAGCACATCATATTTCATTTTTACGGAGGTTCTGGCAAATGATCAGTGGCATTGTATCAACCCCCAAGTGATGAAGTTGCTGCCTATCGAACATCTCATTCTTGTTCCAACGCTTCGCTCGGACAGCAGGTATCAGTTTGAAAAAGCATACCGGCAGCTTGAGTGCGATGGACACCCGTTCACAGTAGATGAAATGTCAAGAAATCTACAGGCATCGGTGAACGACTGGCTTACCCCAGAGGACAGTGTCCGAATTGCCGTTTGCTACGATGACATCTTGAAGCTACTGAACACTTCCGGCAAAGAACATTCTGCATTTGCTCTTCGATCTGAAGTAGCTGCCTTTCAGAATGATGAATCCGATAATATTTTGGACTTCGTCTCAATAGACGAATATCGGAAGATGGAGGATGAACTCAAGAAGGCTTATCAATATTTCGAATGGAATGACCGCTCCGGTGCGTATCGCTATTATGAGGAGATCCAAAAGAAGGTCTCCGCACAGGTCAAGGATTGGAAAGCGATAAACCCTCGGGCAGAAATCACCTCTGTCCGAATAATGCTTTTTTCAACCTAAAGGAAAACACACAGGAGGGCTTCAGATGCAATCGAATAAAGAATCGAACCAAAAGCTGATTGAGCGATTTCCGTTTCTAATACCTCGTAACCGCTGGACGGGAAAAGTTCCAGAGGATTACGACTATTCCTATACGGAACTGGATTCCATGCCTGACGGCTGGCGTAAGGCTTTTGGGGAGCAAATGTGTGAAGATATCCGTGAGGAATTGGTACATGCCGAGTATCTCAACCAATACCGTATTTCCCAGATCAAGGAGAAATATGGAACACTCTGTTGGTATGACTTTGGCTGTACAGAGCGGATGCTTCGTGACATCATCCCCAAATATGAGCACTTATCTGCGAGAACTTGCATCAGATGTGGGAATCCTGCAACAAAGGTTTCTACTGGCTGGATCAGTCCCTACTGTGACACTTGTGCTGGCAAAATCAGTCATGCCGAGAGATTTATTTCCATTAAGGAATGGCTCGATAGAAGCAGCAGTGAAGTAACATCAAAAAGGAGCCTAAATGAAAAAGATACCCACTCTCTTTGAACGAGAATTTGAAAACCATCGAATTGTCCGGATACTGCCAAATATCAGCCCTGACCTTGCTTGGGTCATGGCCGGCGAAGGCGTTGCTACCATCAAATGGGACGGTGCCTGCTGTGCGGTCATCAATGGTGTTTTCTACAAAAGATACGATGCCAAGAATGGGAAACCCATTCCGCCCAACGCCATCAAGTGTCAGGAGAACGCAGACCCTGTCACAGGTCACCTGCCTTGTTGGATGCCTTGTGACAGATCCGTCCCCAGCGACAAATGGTTTTGGAATGCGTATGACAGGATGGACAGCGTGCCCGATGGAACATATGAGGCCATCGGCCCACATTTCAGAGCAAACCCATACAATCTCGATGCCGATGTACTCAAGCCCCATGGGAAAGACATTGTTGAACTGGATCGGAGCTTTGAAGGCATCCGCACTTATCTGGAAACCCATGTGATCGAAGGGATCGTCTTCTGGAAAGATGGACAGCCTCAGTGCAAGATCAAACGCAAGGATTTCGGGTTCCCGTGGGGAAGATGACTGCTTAAATTGGAAGACTCCATTAGAGGTACGGCAAAGCACTTGGCGATAGGAGGCGCACCACATGAGTAAATGGCTCGGCTACACAGTAGAGCTATTCTCCAATGGTCAATGGTTCAACATCGATCAGTGGCATCGACACGCAAATGGAGAACTCAGACACCGCTATCTGTATACTGCGCCCGAACGAGATATCTTCTCCAGCGCGCATGATGAGCTGGCTCTTAGTAAAGAGAGAATCTGCTTTTCTGACCTGGCAGCAGAAACTCAGGATATCATCTGCGCAGAAAATCCAGCATTCGAACGCAGTACATTCGACTCATGGGATTTTTTCATTTGGGGCAACCTCTCTGACTTGGAGATGCTACTTCAAAAGCCTGTTGAGAATGAAAACGATGGATACATTTCAAAGGATTTACTCAAAGGGCTGCTTGTCAGGATTCAAGACCAAATCCAGATTTTTCGACAGGCCATCCCGTACTTCGTGACTGATAGGTCATCGGAAATGCCAATCAGGATCATTATCTGTGAGTTGTGATTTTTTGATAGCTATTTGCTCTGAAATATGGTAATTGTTCGTGTTACAGAAAAGGAGGTGGAACACCATGATTTATGTAATGTCCGATATTCATGGACAAAAGCGACGCTTTGATTCCGTCATGAAGCAAATCAACCTACAGCCCGAGGACACCCTCTATGTCCTTGGAGATGTGATAGACAGAAACCCGGATGGCATCAAAATCCTTCGTCAGATCATGGCGATGTCAAATGCCAAAATGCTTCTGGGTAACCACGAATTAATGATGATGAATGCTCTCTACTACCCACCCCCAGAGGATGAGGAGTGGCCTGAATACTACTATGAGTGCAAGCAGTCTCTGTGGTATAGAAATGGAGGCGATATAACACATAATTATCTGAAGCACATAAAGAAAACCGTTCGTCAGGAGATATTCGAGTATTTGGAGAAGCTGCCTGTAAACATGGAAATCACGGTGAATGGCAGGCAATTCATTCTGACCCACGCGGCTCCTGCCGAGCTGTATGAGACCTACGGTCATAAATATGAGTGTGAGCGAGACTTTGCCGTCTGGATGCGATTTGACAGTTTCCCTGTTCTGGAGGACTGTACAGTCATCTTCGGACACACGCCAACTATCCGTTTCCAGTATGATAACCCAATGGCAATATGGGATGCAAAGAGCTGGATCGGAATCGACTGCGGCTGTATGCTCCCTGAAAAGGGTGACCCTTGGTCAGGAGCACTTGGAAGACTGTCGTGTCTCCGATTGGATGATATGCAGGTCTTTTACTCCGAGGAACCTCAATACGACAATCTTAAAGAATCGGAGAAACAGCATTATGGATGATGGCAAAGTAACGATTACCATTGAAATCGATGCAGAACTGCTGGCGCAGGTAACCGAGGTGCTAAAGTCTTATGACCTCACGCCGGAAGAAGCCGCGGTGCAGTTCTTCAAATACTGTGCCGACCCAAAGACACAGGATCATGCGATTAAACTTCTCAAAAGATGGAAAGCGGAACAGGAAGTTCAAGAGAGGAATAGCGCCAATGCTAAGTAAAGAAGGTTTCTGCAAGGCGCTCCAGATGATAAAGGAGCAAGAGTCCATTGACGAACAGTTCAGCAAAGCGCTCAATCTGGTTGGCGATGGTCACTTTGTATTCGGTGCCGAAAACAAGTATCTCATGGCTCTTAGAGATGTTTTGAAAGAGGCGGTCAATGACCAATACGACTACATCGATTGGTGGCTGTATGAAGCAACCGATGACTATACGGTATGGGAAGCAGATTGCACCATGAAGTATTGTCTCAAAGACCCCGAAGCTCTGTATGATTACATAACCGGTACGCTGAAGCCTGTCCCTGTATCTTCGGGAGAAAGCACATCGCAGCAGGAATAAGGGGATGTCAAAATGAAAAGACTGCCGCCACTATCCGAAATGGAACGCATCGAGCAAACCCTGCTCGTCGAAAAACTGGATGAAATCCTGGAACGCATTGACAACGAGGACATCGGCTTCGTAATAACAGAAAACGGTCTACCAGATATGGTCCTTATACCATTCCGCTGGTTTGCCGAGAACTTTCCGGATGAAGTGCCTGACGGCCTATGAAGAGCCGATTTCAAATTGAGACAGATTCTACCGCTGAGGAGCCGAGAAAAGGTGGATGAGAAGTTTAACAGAATACCTGTCAGCGTCATCCATCTTGACAAGGATGGCACAGTCATAGATGTGGAAGATTACAACCTCGATAAAGTCGAACCTGACTTGTGGGCACTCAAAGGGTTGGCTGCATCACTGCTCCCTGCCATTCGAGAGTTCTATACGCACGAAGAAAATGTTCAAGCATTTGAGGCATGGCTGAAAGAGTGGGAAAATAATTCTCAAAAACACAGCAAGCGGAAATGCGCGCAAAACTGAGTCGGAGTTCTCATGTTCGCCATTCTGTGAGACCCGTACCCGCTGTAAATTTCGATATACTCTTCCCCAAAATCCCACTACCACAAATAGATGGAAAAGTCAAGTCAAAATTATTGCATTCATAAGTGCTTTGGTTTATACTATATAGTGTTTCTTTTAATTTTTAGCCGCAAAGAATGTGGTTAATGAAGTGTGGAGGAACCTCAAATGGCAAATAGAAGTTTGTTACCTGTTTATAAAATGTTGTACGGTCGTAATTTCCACTATGTGAATTTTGATCAAAGATTAGAAATGCAAAAAGCTGTATATCTATTGCAAGATATGGGGGTGCCGATAGGTGATTACGGCTTTAGATGGTATCAGCATGGTCCTTATTCCCAAAATCTCCAAGATGATATGTACTATGAAGATGGTCATACTTGTGCGAAACTCCAACTTTCAAAAGAGCATTCAAACCGAATAGACCAGCTCCGTTCAATCATAGATGACACGAGTAAAGGTGAGTATAGTACAAGTTATTGGGTTGAGTGCTTAGCCTCACTACATTATCTTCGAGAAAATGTACTGGCATTTAATGCTTCTGAGACTCAGGTCGTTTCTGAATTGGAAAGACGGAAACCACATTTATCAAGTCATACTGCAAACCTTGCTGCATACCATCTTGTCGAAGGACTATTTTCATAATTATGGTAGACGATATTGTATTTGTTGGTCAAATTCTCGATAATGTACATGGTTTTATCCCATATACTGACGCAGAAGAGAAAATAATTGAAAGCTTGTACTTTAAGCGGTTGCAAAGTATTAAGCAACTAAGTGTTGTTAATTGGGTATTTCCCGGTTCTGAACATACTCGTTTTATTCATTCATTAGGAGTAATGCACATTGCGGATAAGATTGCCATTAGTCTCGGATTAACATGTCAAGATCGGAAAATCGTGCGACTTGCAGGCCTGCTGCATGATATTGGGCACTATCCGCTGTCCCATGTGTGCGAAGCCCCATATAAAAAGCCTATTTTTCTCGAAGATCTACCGGATGCAGAGTTGTGCCAAAAGGTAAATGAAAGAGTATTGGATGAAATTGAGTCTTTTTCAGTTGATGGGAAGACTACCTTGATGACCAAATCTGATGGTCTACATCACGAAGCAATTGGTGCTTTTGTCGTGAAATATAATCAGGAAATCCGCGATATTGTTATTAGTGAGTGCAACAATACACATGCGCCAGAAATCATTGCAGATATTATCACAGGAAATGTCGAGCGCGAAGAAACAGATCCATTGCTTGTGCAAATAATACACTCAGAGTTTGATGCGGACGGAATCGACTACTTAATGCGAGATGCCACTTTTTCAGGAACCAGTTTTGGAAGCTTTGAGATAGACCAATTGATACGATGTCTTACGGTGGGTGAGTTTGAAAATAAGAAAATTCTTTGTATAAAACCAAAAGGCATTGCTGCTGCCGATCAATATCTTATCAACAAGTTTTTTTCCTATTCCCAAGTGGTCTTCAACAAGCATATCGTAATATCTGAATGGATGGCGGAGTATGTAATTGACTGGATGCAAAAGCACCACGCCATATTTCCTAATGGGAAAACACTAGAGTCGTGGGCAAAAGGCAGTGGGCAAAGTGAAGAGTACCTTAACTTTACTGATAACATGTTTTGGGCCGCTCTTTCCAGAATTCTATATGACGATCTCAGCGATTTGGTTCCACATCATATAAAGACTTTTTGCACCTATCTGTTACGGCATATGGAACCTGATTTTCTCGATGAGAAGCGAATCATAACTTCTGATGAAGCTGAAGCAAAAAGCTTACTAAAATCTTCTGAGATAGCAAAAAATGAGGATGTACGCTGTCAGCGAATTGCAATATTGTCAAAAAAAAGAATGACCAACCAAATGCCAATCGAAGAATTCCGAGCGTTGTTACAAGAAAGAAATTGTAAGCATGAAGAAGCAACCCCGGCGGATATTTCATACCTCCCATCGCCTGAAGCGTCAAGGCTGATGGAGTGTTTCTCTGTTAAAGAAGCCGATGGTTCAATTCATTTGCTTTGTGATGACGATCGTTCTTTAATGCGGCAAATGTACGCATGCACCTTAGTCATTCTTCGAGAATACCAGTTTCCTAAAGATGAAGCATAGGGATATATGAACAAAGATAAGCTTTTATTCAGCTTATAAAGTCGCAGACACACCAGCCTGCTCTTGAGAAATATTAACTAAGCAGCTAATTATGATGTGTGTAGGGATGTATATAAAAAGAGACCGTGTTATATCTATTTCGGTCACTCTTAAAAATACCCAATTCTCCGCTATCATGGGAAATTGAAAGCAAAAAAACATGGCCGAAACAGCCCAAAGCCGCTCCAGCTCTCGATTTTCTCTATTTTCAGCATGTATCTAAATTGGTCACGCATGACAGAAAGTCCTGATTTCTTGTGAAATCAGGGCTTTTTCCGCACTTTTGTGTCCAATATCTTACTTACCGTTTTTTCTGACCCAAACGCTGACCCAAACGGGGAAAGCACTATACCGCGCCAGAGAGGATGTTACCCATTGTTTTTGCCGCTTCACGCTTAGCCGAGGTCGTTACATGAGCGTAGGTGTCCAGCGTGAAGCCTGCCGAAAAATGCCCCAGCATGCCAGACACGGTCTTGATGTCCACACCGTTTTGCAGGGCCAGCGTTGCGAAGGTGTGGCGCAGGTCATGGAAACGTACCTTCGGCAGCCCTGCCCGCTTCAGGACTCGGTGCAGCATGTGCAGCACGCTGTCCGGTGACATGGGGCCTCCGGTTGGGGACGGAAATACCCATTCGCTGTTACCCGTTTTTCTTCTTTGTTGCATCAGAACGTCTATCGCATCTGTCGACAGGGGCAGGGTGCGGTAGGCGTTTTTTGTTTTCAGCGGCATCTCAATGATCTTGCCGTTGATGCGCCCGATCTGCCGTTGAACCCGAAGGTCTCCTTTTTCCAAATCAATGTCCGACCATTTTAATCCGAGCAACTCGCCCCGCCGCAGGCCGGTGGTCAGGTCGATGTAGTACAGGGCGAACACGCCGCTGTCTTTTGCCTCGCGGAGGAAGGACGTCAGCTGCTCAACGGGAAGCGTCTGCATTTCCTTGCGTTCCGCCTTCGGCAGTGCACAGCCGTCTGCCGGATTGTGGGCGATCAGCCGCTGCTCGACTGCCAGCTTCAGGGCAGAGGAAATGATTTGATGGATGTTGCGCACTGTTTTGGCGCTCAGTCCCTTGGGCTGCTTCTGTGCTTCGATTCGCTCTACCCGCCCTTCCGCCAACAATTTCTTGTAGAACTGTTGCAGATGCAGCGTCGTCAGATCATTCAACGGGATCTTGCCGAGCTGCGGCTTGATGTGGTTTTCGATGTAGCCATGATAGGTCAGGTAGGTGGATGGGCGCAGCTTGATTTTCGCATAGTTCTCCATCCAGACCTCCAGCCAACTCCCCACGGTGTAGGTCTTGGCCCGTCCGTAGTCGATTCCCACATTTTCCTCGATGGCTTTTTTCAGTTTCTCCTTAACCTCGGCCTGCGTCTTGCCGAGGACGTTTTTAATGATGGCTTTGCCGGTTTCTGGATCGTGACCGACCGTGTACCGGCCTTCCCAGCGTCCATCTTTGCGCTTTCGGATGTTCCCTTCCCCGTTCGCTCGTCTTTTCGGCAT